GGGGTAAGAGGGCAAAAGGTTTTTTTTGCTTTTCCTTTTCCCCATTTTCCCTTTTCCCCTTTTCCCCTTAAGGAGAATCCAATGGTGCGATTAAAGGCTGACCCCAACGTGGGCGGCGTGAGCCACGGCGGCCAGGAGTATCCCCTGGTCAAGGGCTGCATAGAAGTGCCTGACGAGGCGGCCAAGGAGCTGCTCGCCTTGGGCTGGGGGTTTACCCTGGCCTCCCGGCAGCCGGCCCCGGAAGCGCCCCAGGGGGGCGACGGCGAGCCTGACCCGGAAGAGGCTGCCCCCAAAGGCAAAAAGTAGGGGCGGCCAGCTACAAAAAAGCCGCCCCGGGCGGGTAAAACCCGCCCCTACGGCAAAGCGTAGGGCGGGAAAGCGAAGCGCATCCCGCCAGGTAAGAGGAGCACCAAAGATGGGCGAATTATCCCCGGAAGCGCAAAGGATGATCCAGAATCCCAAGTACCGCAAAGTCGATCCGGCTGTGAAGTGCAGCCAGATCATCGAGGCGGCGCTCAAGGAATACGGCTGTTGTTTTGAGGTGGTAATGGTTCCCCAGGTGACGGTGAAACTTAAACCAAAACCGTAGGGGCGGGGCTTACCAAAAACCCGCCCAGGGGGGCTGGAAGCCGGCCCTACATTGGCGGGATGCGCTTCGCTTTCCCGCCCTACAGAGAGGCATAAATGGACCTGACGACGTTGGCCAACGCCAAGCAATGGCTCGGGATCGGCAGCGACACCGACGACGCGCTGCTGACGCGCCTGATCCATGCGGCCAGCTTCTTCATCGAGACCTACCTGAGCCGCCGCCTGGCGAGCCAGACCTATGCCGAGATCCGGGACGGCACCGGCGGCCGCGTCATGACCTTTCGGGAGTCCCCGGTGACCGCGGTGTCCTGGGTCGCGGTGAACGGCGTTTCCATTCCCCCGGCGCCGGACACCGTGACCCCGGGCTACCGCTTCACCCGGACCCAGATCATCTTGCAGGGCCATCGCTTCACCCTGGGCTATGGCAACGTCACCCTGAACTACACCGCGGGCTATGCCCATAGCCTGCCCGTGGGCGGCTGGTTCGAAGACCCGTGGCTGACCGACCCGGCGCCGGAGGGGACTATTCCCCCCCTCCCCTTCGACCTGGAGCAGGCGTGCATCGAATTGATCTCCTGGCGCTACAACGAGCGCCAGCACATCGGCGTCAGCGGCAAATCCCTGGAAGGGGCCAACGTCACCTACAGCGTCCAGGACCTGCCCCCGGACGTCAAAACGGTGCTGGACCGCCACCGCCGCGTGGTCCCGGTGTAGGGTGCGCACGAGCGCACCAAGAGTTCAAAGTTCAAAGTTAAAAGTTAAAGGCAAAATGATGGAATCAATACTTGCTTTTATAAAGAGGAGCACTCCCGACGGCGGCAGCGATATAGGCCCGGGCTGGATTTTGCAAATGCGGATCATTGCAACGGCTCTGCATATTGAGGAAATTCCCTGGCAGAAGATTATCGCACTCCTTCATCCGCAGCTAACCGGGGATAATTAAGGAAGGCAAAAGGCAAAAAGTAAAAGGCAAAATATTTTTACTTTTTACTTTTGACTTTTTACTTCCCCGGAGGGGCAAACGCATGATTAAAGCCTGGATTGTAGGAACCGAAGGAGTGATCGGCCGCCTGGACCAGATCCCGGGCAAGGTGGCCGCGGCGCTGCGCCGGGCGGTGGAGGCCGAGGCCATCAAATTGACCGCCTACGTCAAGGAGCAGAAGCTCAGCGGGCAGGCGTTGAAAACGCAAACCGGCACCCTCCAGCGCAGCATCAATTATCAACTCCAGGATGAAGGCGACCGAATCGCAGCCACGGTGGGCACCAACCTGGTCTATGCCGCCATCCACGAATATGGGGGCACCACCCGGGCCCACGTCATCGAGGCCCGCAGGGGCAAGACCCTGGCCTTCCAGATGGGAGGCCAGGACGTGTTCTTCAAACGGGTCAATCATCCGGGCTCGCACATGCCGGAGCGCTCCTTCCTGCGCTCCTCCCTGGAGGAGAACGCCGGCAGCATCAGGGCGGCTCTGGAACAGGCAGTGAAAGAGAGTTTATAGTTTCACCGCAGAGACGCAGAGGACGCGGAGATAAAAAACATAAAAAATTTCTTCTCTGCGTTCTCTGCGCCTCTGCGGTGAATAACAAGGTGATCCCAATGAACCGAGAAGAGATTTACAGCGCCCTTTTCGCCCTTCTCTCCACCATCCCGGGGATCGTCACCTTCAGCCGCCGGGTGCGCCACTGGACCGACGTGCCGCCGGTGGAGCAGCCGGCCCTGATCCAGGAGCAGTTTGAAGAGAGCGCCCGCTACGTAGGCCGGGCCTTCCCGGCCAAATGGACCCTGAGCCTCAACCTGGCCCTCTACGTCAACGTGGGCAACGATCAGCAGGCCGCCCCCTCACAAACCCTCAACCCCCTCCTGGACGCGGTGCTGACCGCGCTGATGCCGCCTCCGGGCCAGGAGGAGCAGACCTTAGGCGGCCTCGTTTCCCATTGCCGGCTCAGCGGCAAGGTGCTCATCGCCGAGGGAGGGTCCCTGGGCCCCCAGGCCGCGGCCCTGATCCCGGTGGAGATCGTCGTCTCGTAGAGCGTAGGGCGGGAAAGCGAAGCGCATCCCGCCTTTAATCTTGCGCAAAACAGAGTTCAAAGTTAAAGGCAAAAACCGGAGGCCACCATGACCGACGAACCGAAGGACCAATCCCAGGAACAACCGGCGCCGTCGCCACAGGGCGCGCCCGCGCCTCAGCCCGCGCCCGCGCCTGCGCCTCAGCCCGCGCCGGCGCCGCAACCCGCGCCCGCACCCCCTGCGCCCCCGGCCGACCCTGTCTTGCTGGTGGAGCGCTGGTGGCAGGACTGGTTTCCCTCATCCCCGGTGAGCCGGGACTCGGCTGCCTGGAACCACGCCTACCAGGCTAAGGAAGATTTGAAGAAGCGGCTGGCGTAGTAGGGGCGGGTTTAAAACCCGCCCCTACACCGAAAACCGAAAACCGAAAACCGGAGGTTATATGCCCAAACAATTTTTCTTCGGGGCCGGGGCCCTTTACGGGCTGGACAATTCCACCCCGACTCCCACCCCCGTCAAATTCGGCACCTTGCAGGACGTCTCGGTGGAATTCTCCGCGGACGTCAAGGAACTTTACGGCGCCAACCAGTTTCCCGCCCATATCGGCCGGGGCAAGAACAAGATCACCTGCAAGGCCAAGCTGGGCCAGATCCAGGGCGCCTTGCTGAACGTCCTCTATTTCGGGCTGCCCAAGAACACCGGCGAGCTGCTGTCGGCCCAGAAGGAGGCGGCCCAGATCCCGGCCGCCACGCCCTTCACGGTCACCGTGGCCAACGGCGCCGCCTTCGCCCAAGATCTGGGGGTAGTCTACGCCGCCGACGGCGCCCCCCTGACCCAGGTGCCCAGCGCCCCCGTGGTGGGCCAATACAGCGTGGGCGCCGGCGGGATCTACACCTTTGCCGCGGGCGATGCAGGCAAGGCCATCCTCATCGACTACCTTTACACCTCGGCCACCACCGGGGGCACCATCGCCATCAGCAACCAGCCGATGGGCCTGGCGCCCACCTTTAAGGCGGTGCTGTCCGGCGTCACCGACGGCAAGACCATGACCCTGATCCTCAACCAGTGCATCAGCAGCAAGTTGACGCTGCCCACCAAGAACGAGGATCACCTGATCGTGGAATTCGACTTTTCGGCGATGGCGGACGACAATGACCAGGTCGGGACGCTGACGGTGACGGAGTAAAGACAGTTCAAAGTTCAAGGTTCAAGGTTCAAAGTTAAAGGCAAAACCTTTAAACGGACCTTGGCTTTACTTTTGATTTTCTAACTTTGAACTTTGAACTTTGAACCTTGAACTAATAGGAAAAATCATGGAACCCAAATTAGATGGCGTCCCGATTAAGCTGGGAAGTGAGACTTATGTGCTCCCTCCCCTCAACCTGGCGGCCCTGGAGAAATACTGGCCGGTGATCGAGTCCTGGGGCGAGCCGCCGGCTTCGCTGGTAGAGCGCCTCTCGGAAGGCGCGGAGCTCCTCCACGCCGCGCTTTCCCGCAATTACCCGGAACTCACCCTGGCCGAGGTCAAGGAGGGCTTGGACCTGGCCTCGTTTCCGGCCGTCCTGGCCCGGCTCCTGGAGGTTTCGGGCCTGACGAGGCGCGACCCGGGGGAACCGGAGGCGGGGAGCGTCCCGACTGGGGCTATCTCTATGCCCGGACCATCGCCCAAACGGGCTGGACATGGGAGTACGTCGGGCGGCAAATGACGCTGCCCCGCCTTTACGAGATGCAGCGCTACTGGGAGCAGCACCCCCCGGTGGGTGACCTGGTGGCCGCCTACTTGGGATATAAGGCCGACGCCTCCTCATCCCCCTCCCCCTTGAGGGGGGAGGGTCGGGGAGGGGGTGGCTACGGCTCTCCCGGGGAGCTGATGGCTGCCTTCGGCGCCGTGGGCGGCAAAGTAACATGATCGGCGTATATCGGCGTTCATCGGCGGCTAATATTTAACCGCAGATTAACGCCGATGAACACAGATTCGGAAAACGGAAAACGGTCCTTTAAATGGCTGACGACGAAATCAAAGTCCTCATAAGCGCCCAAGCCGACGCATTGAAAGACGGCATGGAGCAGGCCAAGGCCGCGGTGAGCGACGCCACCGCCGAAATGAAGGCCTCCCTGGAGCAGGTATCGGCGGCGAGCGCCGTCAGCGCCTCTTCCATCATAGAGTCCATGAAGCGGGGCGGGGGGGGCGGCGGCGGCAGCGGCCTGATGGAGGAATGGCGGCAGGAATTGGAGGAGATCAAGGAAGAGGGAAACCTCCTGGAGCAATCCAAGGCCCAGGAGCGCGCCTTCTGGCAGGAGAAGTTAGGGCTCTGTGAGCAAGGCTCCGCGGATTACCGCCAGGTGAAGCACCGGCTCTACGAGCTGGACGTGGCCGACGCCAAACAAGCGGTGCAGCTGCAAATCGCCCAGATCAAGGAGCAGATGGCCAGCGAAAAGGAATCCTGGACCCAGCGCCTGGCCGATCAGGACCGGATCGTCGCCATCAACGCCCAGTCCTACGGCAAGGATAGCCTGAATTATCAAAACGCGGTGAACGAGAAAAAGAAGATGCAGGAGGAGGCGGATAAGGCGGACCGGGAGTTGGCCGATAAGCGCCTGGAAAATTCCCTCAAGCTGGCCCGGATGGATATTGAGGCGCAGAAGGAGAAATATAAGCAAGAAAAAGACTTGGGCGTGATCTCCACCAGCGAGGAACTGGTCCAGGTTAAGGCCCTGAAAGAGCAGGAGATCGCCCTGGAGAAGCAAAACTTCGAGCAGCGCCAGCAAATCTGGGCCCAGTACCCCAAGAAGATGGCCGAGGTCCTGCAAGAGGTCCAGGTCGCCGAGAAAAAGAACGCCCTCGAAATCCAGAAGATGGAGGCCCAGGCGGCCCAGGACGTGGAGAATAAGTGGAAGGCGGCCCTGGCCCCCATCGATTCGGCCATGACCACCGCCATCAACGGCATGATCCAGGGCACCCAGAGCATGCAAAAGATGGTCGGCAAGATCCTCCAGGACATCCTCACCTCGTATATCAACCTGGCCGCCAAGAGCCTGCAGAACTGGATCGCCACCGAGGCGGCCAAGCTGCTGTCCACCCAAACCACCTCCGCCCAGGTGGTCGCCGCGGAAACCGCGGCCGCCCCTGAAGCCGACGCGGCCCAGGCCCTGGCCGACATTCAGGCGATCCAGGGCTCCGCGGCCCAGGGCGCCGCGGCCGCCTATGCGGCCATGGCCGGCATCCCGGTGGTGGGGCCGGAAATGGGGGCGGAGGCCGCGGCCCAAACCTATGCGGCCATTATGGCCTTCGCGGGGATGGTCCCCGCCGCGGCCGGCGGCTGGGACGTGCCCGCCGACTCCCTGGCCTACCTCCACAAACAGGAGATGGTCCTCCCCGCCTCCCTGGCCGAGGGGGTGCGGGGCCTGGTGGCCGGCGGCGGGCGGGATGCCCGCCCCACGGGCGGCGACGTTCATTTTCACGTCAGCGCAATGGACGGCAACTCCATCAAAAGTTTCTTCAAGAACAACCGCAACCACGTGGCCGAGGCGGTCAAATCCGCCATGCGCGACGGCCGGAGATTGAAATGACCTGGTATGTAGGGTGGGCATGGGCCCACGAATTCCTTTTGCCTTTAACTTTGAACTTTGAACCTTGAACCTTGAACTGAGCCTTTTATGAGCAACGCCGTCTTCCCCATGCTCCGGGGCTTCACCTACCCGGTGATCAAAAAGCCCACCTTCTCCACCATCGAGCAGGAGGCGGTGAGCGGCATTAAAAAGCATATCGCCAACTGGGTTTATCCTCGCTGGCAGATCGAGATCCCAGTGGAATTCCTGCTGGACGACGTGGCCCACGACGAGCTGAAGACCCTGGTGGGCTTCTTCCTGGCCCGCCAGGGGCGCTTCGACTCCTTTTTATTCGACGATCCGGACGACGATTACATCGAAGGCCAGTGGCTCGGGGTCGGGGACGGGACGACCACCATCTTTCAACTGGTGCGGGCCTACGGCGGCTTTGTCGAGCCCTGCCTCAATATCAAGAGCGCTCCGGTCCCGGTCGTCTATCTCAACGGCGCGGCCCAGGCCCCCTCGACATACGCCATCACCTATACCAACTCGGGGCTGCTCACCTTCACCGCGGCCCCGGCCGCGGGCGCGGTGATCACCGCGGACTTCGGCTACTACTGGCGATGTATTTTTCAGGAGGACCTCTCGGAGTTCGATAAGTTTATGAACCATCTCTGGGAACATAAGGGAATCAAGATCGAAACAGTGAAATAGGGGCGGGTTTAAAACCCGCCCTTATACCAGCCCCTACTGGCGCCTCTGCGGTGAATGGGAGACTCGCCATGAAAATTGCCCTGATTTCATTCTTCTGCTATGCGGTCGGCCTGCTTTGCGGCTTTGTCCTGGCCGCCGTGCTGGGGGCCAGGGCCGCGGCCGCTTACCGCGAGCGCCTGCGGCGCCAGATTGCCGAGGAGGCCCTGGAGCACGATTATGGAACCTTGGATTCGCCTGTACGGGCGGGTTTTAAACCCGCCCCTACACCGAAAACCGAAAACTGAAAACCATCTTTTATGAAATCCGTCACCTCAGCCCTGGTCGATCTCCTCCGCAGCCGTGATCCGGTGCTGGGCTTCGACCTCTATCAATTCACGCTGCCCGGCGACACGGTGCTCTATTACGGCACCGCCGACGTGCCCATCGTCTATAACGGCAACACCTACGGCGGCTCCGTGCGCTGGGACCGCTCCCAGATCGATCTGAAGGTCGGCCTGGAGGCGGACAGCCTTACGGTCAAGGCCTACGCCAGCCCCACCGATCTGGTGAATGGCGTCCCCTTCCATCAATTCCTGCGCCAGGGCGGCTTCGACAACGCCTATCTGCTCCTGCAGCGCGCCTTCTATCCGCACCCCGGAGGCTTTTTCGTGGACGGCTGCTTTACTCCTCCGGGCTGGCTGCTGGCGGGGCAGGCCATCGGGGCGCCCACCGGCGTCGTCTGGCTCTTCTCCGGCCTGGTCACTGAGATCATCACCGGCGGCCTCCAGGCCCAGATCAAGATAGATTCGCATCTCTACACCCTGGACCGGAAGATCCCCCGCAACCTCTACCAGCACCTTTGCAACCAGGTCCTCTACGGCCCGGGCTGCGGGCTGAACGAGGCCGCCTATGCGGTGGAAGGCCAGGCGCAGGCCGGGAGCACCATCTTTCAGCTAATCACCAATCTGACGGCAGCGCGCGGCTATTTCAGCCTGGGGAAGCTCCAGTTCACCTCCGGGGCCCTCCAGGGGACCTGGAGCGGCATTCAGACCCAGGTGGGCGCCGGTTCTCAAGCTCTGACCCTCACCCTGACGACGCCACTCCTGGCCCCGCCGGCCCCAGGCGACGCCTTCACCGCGTGGCCCGGCTGCGACCGGGCGCTCAGCACTTGCAAGAACAAGTTTAATAATGTGGACAACTTCCGGGGCTTCCCCTGGATTCCGTGCCCGGAAACGGCCGATTAAAACCGGTTTTCCGTTTTCCGTGAAAGGCAAAAACAAAGTCAAAAGGCCCTACAAATTGCGGTTTTGGAGCTCAGATCTGACCAGGTGGCATACCAGATATAGCTTTTGCCTTTAATCCCCTCTCCCCCTTCGAGGGGGAGAGGGTTAGGGTGAGGGGGTGGCATGACAATCCTCGAACAAGCCCAGCGCCAGGCCGTCCTCTCCGTCGCCGAGTCCTGGATCGGCACGCCCTTCCATCACCAGGGCCGGGCCAAGGGGCGCCAGGGCGGCGTCGATTGCGCCATGCTGCTCCTGGAGGTCTTTTTGAGTGCCGGGGTCATTGACGCCAAACTCGCCAAGCAGCGCTTCTCCTACTCCCAGCAATGGCACCTGCACCGGGAGCAGGAGCGCTATCTGGAGATGGTCCGGAGTCTCGGCGGCCGGGAGATCACCACCCCCTTGCACGGTGACATCGCGGTCTGGAAGATCGGCCGGGCCTATTCCCACGGGGCCATCGTGCTCCTGTGGCCTTGCATCATCCACGCCGCGGCCGCGCCCATCGGCGCCTGTGTCCTGGATAATGCCTACTCCTCGGCCCTGAACCTTAACCAATATCCGGTGAAGTTCTTCACCGCCTGGCCGTAAGGAAGGCAAACTTGGCCTTTAAATTTCACCGGAAACCGGAAACCGGCATCAACAAGGAGCGTATCCATGAAGGAAAACGGTACTGTGAAATGGTTCAATGACGCCAGGGGCTACGGCTTCATCAGCCGGCCCGGCAGCGACGACCTCTTCGTCCACTACAGCGCCATCGAGGGGGACGGCTACAAGAGCCTGATCGAAGGCCAGGAGGTAGAGTTCGAGGTGGCCGAGGGCAAAAAGGGCCTCCAGGCCATCAATGTAAGTAAAAGATAGCTGTCAGCTTTCAGCAGTAGGGGCGGGGTTAAAACCCGCCCCTACGTTGACTTGGTTATTCTATTAAGATACGCCATTTACCGCGTCAGCTATCCTTCACAGACCCCCCTGCCACTGATCCGCAATCGTTTTAAGGTGCCATATCCCGATAAAGCCGTTTTCCTTTCGATTAGAACAACCTCCTTGGTTTATCTCATTCATTATCCATCTAAATTTCTCTGCGCCTACCTCGGCATATCCGAGTCCGCCGTAACAGCCGGCGCCGCCAGGCGCGGGAGGTAAGCGCATCCCTGGGGGTGCCGGCATTGGAAATCGGATGGTTGGCTGTTGGAATTCCTCAGCCGCGGCCAAGAAGAGCGAACTGCATCTCTTAACAGGGGGCCTGGCCGGTCAATTGACCTACCTGTGCTGGAAAGTTTTAAGAAATTCAATATGATCAGTTCTTATGTCCGGATTGATGGGCGACTCCGCCGCCGGCACCAGCGGTCGCGCCGCGGCCAAAACCAGCACCCTCCAGGCCTCCTACCGCGTCACCACCGCGGTGGAGGGCCTGGCGATCCCCATCCTCTATGGGCGCAACCGCCTCCAACCCAACATCTTCTTCACCTGGGGCTGGCAGGCAATCGCCCAGCAATCCCCTTCCCAGAGCATGGGCAAAGGCGGGGGCAGCCCCGCGGGGGGCGCCCAGTATGTCTATACCATCTACGCCCTTTTCGGCCTATGCGAAGGGCTGGTCAGCGCCATCGGCATCAATTGGAACGACAAGACCAAAATCTACCAGTTCAGCGCCGCGGGCCTGGCCTCCGGCGCCCGGCCCCAGCCCCCGGTCCCCGTCCTCCTTAGTGGGGCGCCCGCTCAAGCTCTGGGCTATTACGGCACCGCCTTTTACTTTGGGAACATTTATCTCGGCAGCGGCAACTCCATGCCCAACCTGTCCTGGGAGTGCTACGGGCCGCTCCCCTATACGGTCCCCAAAACCTTGACCGGAGAATCCATCTCCCTGCCGCCCCCTCTGACCTCTACCACCTCCATGAACCTGCCGCCGGGGACGCCGGCCAGCGGGGACAACCCCCCGATCAATCAGGTTCTCACTTATTATATGGACTTGCCAGCCGGCGATATAATGCTCTCGCCCCTGGTCTTAACCCTAACCCCTTCATCCTTGATTCCTGTGGTGCTCACTGAGGCGCCTTATCAAGACTATGGCTCACCCGCTTCCGGAACTTATTGGGTAGTTCCTGGAGCCAATTACGATGGGTGGGTAGGAGCAGTTGGCTATGTCTTCTGCCCCAACGACTCGGGCACCGTAGTCTTCTCCTATACCTACGCCCCGGCCACCTACCAGATCGCCGCCAAATGCCTCGGCACCTGCACTGAAGAATATACCCTCCCCGACGACTACCAGCTCCAGGTGGTCAATGATGACCTGTGGGCCGGAGACGCGGGCGTCACCCTGGCCGGCGTGCCCCTCACTCCGATACCCTACAGCCAGCCCAACCCCATCTATCCCCCCGCGGTCAACCCGGGGCAATATACTTGCTTCAATGGCACCTACTGGTTCTCGCCCCTGGACACGAGCCAGAACCCCGGCGACCTGGTGATCACCTATGGCGTGGCCACGCCGGCCGGCGCCACCGTCTCCCCCAGCGGCTGCGTCTGGACCGAAGATAACGGCGTCAGCTATGCCGGCGGCGCCGCCCTCACGGCCGTCCCCGGCGCCCCCGCCGCGGCCGGTCAATACAACGTCGCCGCCGGCCTCTACACCTTCTCCGGCTGGGATTCCGGTCGCACCATCCTGCTTAATTATGCCTATAACATCTTGCTCGACTCCAATCCGGCCGATTTCCTCCCGGATCTGCTCTGCAACCCCGATTACGGCGCCGGCTTCGATCCCGCCAAAATCGGCGATCTGAGCCAGTTTTCCGACTACTGCCTGGCCAACGATTTCCTCTTATCTCCCGTTCTCGACGAGCAGCAGGAGGCCCGGGAGCAGGTCGCCGACATCCTCAAACTCCTCAACACCCAGGTCGTCTGGTGCGAAGACCAGCTCAAGTTCATCCCGCTGGGGGACCAGGTCGTAGAGAGCGCCAGGACCGGCGTCACCTTCACCCCCGACCTCACGCCGGTCCTCGACCTCACCGAAGACGATCTCTTGAGCGACGACAACAACGACCCGATCCAGATCACCCGCACCCCCCAGGCCGACGCCTATAACCAGGTGCAGCTCGAATACCTGGACCGCTACGCCGACTACAATACCACCATCTACACCGCCAACAACCAGGCGGCCCAGGACGTCTACGGCCTGCGGCCGGCCGACGTCGTCATGGCCCACGCCATCACCGATCCCGCGGTGGCGGCCCTGGTGGCCGCCAATATCCTGCAATATTGCCTCTATGCCCGGAACACTTACCAGTTCAAGCTGGGCGTCATCGCCAATATTTTAGAGCCCGGCGACTGGATCACCGTCACCTGCCCCCGCCTGGGGCTGGATCAGATGCCCCTCAGGGTCACCGAGATCTCCGAGGATGACCAGATGACCTCCACGGTCACGGCGCTGGAATGGCCCATCGGCGCCGCCCAGGCCCCCACCTTCCCCACCCAGAACCGCTCGCCTCTGCTCATCAATTACAACGCCGCACCAATGGACTGCAACCCGCCGGTTATCTTCGAGCCGCCCCTGGGCCTGAGCGACATTCTTTCGGTCTGGATGGCGGTGAGCGGTGGCCCCAATTGGGGCGGCTGCCAGGTCTGGGTGTCGCTGGACCACGCCACTTATCAGCAGGCGGGCGTCGTCTCGGCCCCGGCGCGCACCGGCTCCCTTATTAACCCGCTCCCCGCCTCCCCCGATCCCGACCTCACCGACACCCTGGCGGTGGATCTGAGCGAGTCCCGAGGCGTGCTTCTTTCCGCCTCCCAGGTCGAGGCGGACGCCCTGGTGACCCTGTGCTACCTGTCCGGGGGCGCCGGCCTCCCCTCCGAACTCATCGCCTACCGGGACGCCCAGCTCGTCAGCGCTTCGATTTACCACCTGAACTACCTGCGCCGGGGCTGCTATGGCTACGGCGGCACCGCAGGGACGGCCCACGCGGCAGGCGAGCGCTTCGCCCGCCTGGACGGCGCCGTCTTTAAACTCCCTTTCTCGGCCAACCAGATCGGCCAGACCATCTATATTAAATTTCTTTCTTACAACCTGGTGGGCGCCGCGGGACAATCGCTGGCAGATGTGGAAGCGTACACTTACGAAATCACCGGGAGCGCCCTCACCTCGCCGCTTCCGAATATCACCGGCCTGATGTCGGTGTACCAGAACAACCAGCTTTATCTCCAATGGAACGCCATCTCTCCCTCCCAGGACCCGCGTTACTCCCAGATCAATTACGAGATCCGGATGGGTGCCAGTTGGGCCACCGCCCAGGTCCTGGGCTGGGTGAGCGATCCGGAATTCCTGGTGGCGCAGCCTGGGACCTATTGGGTGGCGGCCCATTATGCATACGGCGGCATTACCCTGGCCTATTCGGCCGACCCCGCCGAGATCCAGGTGGGAAGCGTCACCCTCACGGTAAATAGCCTGGTGAGCCGGGACGAATTTGCCGAAGGCTGGCCCGGCACGCTAACCGGCCTCCAGGTAAGCGGCGGTGATCTGGCGCTGGGGGTGGGGCAGAGCGCGGGTTATTACACCATCCCGGCCGGCGAAATTCCGGATCTGGGCGCGGCCCAGGCTGCGGCGCTCGGTGGTTCCCTCGCCTTCAACAACGTGGTCCCCGGACCCTCTTTCGACGCCGCCCCCGACGTGGACGCCATCCCGGACGTGGATCAATACGATGCAGGGGCTGGAGGCCAATTCGACCAAGTGCCGGACGTGGACGCGGTTCCCGACTTCGACCAGGCCGGGGGCACGCTGGCCCAGACCGCCCAGATCCAGGTGCAGTTCTCCCAGGACGGTAGCACCTGGGGGGACTGGCAGAATTTTATTCCGGGGACCTACGTATTTTGGAAGGTGAATTTCCGGCTGGCCCTGATCCAGGTGGTGCAAGGGAACGTGACTCTTAATCCCATGGTTACGGACTTCGCCTGGTCAGTGGCCATGCCGGACCGGATCATTCAGGTGGGCTCCATATCGTGCCCCGCCATGGGGCTGGCCATCACCTTCACCCCGGCCTTTCAGATCACGCCGGCCATCGCGGTGACGATACTGAACGCCCAGCCTGGGGACGTGGTGACCTTCCCGGTGGCCATCGGACCGAGCGGCGGCACTATCGAGATCACCAACGCCGGTGCAGGTGTGCTACGTAACATAAGTTACATCGCCAAAGGCTATTAAACCTTTATCCCCTCTCCCCCAATGGGGGAGAGGGTTAGGGTGAGGGGGAAGTAAAAGC